CTCCGCCTGGGTCTTCGTGACCCTGAGGAGGCGTTCGTCAAGGATGAGGCTCATGGTGCCAGCAAGACCAAATCAGAGCGCTGGCGCCTGATTTGGATCTGTAGCATCATTGACAGCCTTTGTCAAGACGTCCTCCACCGTAGGCAAAATAAAGCGGATATCCATGCGTTTTCTACCGGCGACCTCACGGCGCAAGCCGTGGGCCTCGGCCACGATGACGACGGTATCCGCCGCCTCGGTGCGGCAATTGACGAGCTCGCAGCGGGCAGGGACCTTAAGGGTTCAGATGTTCAGTGCTGGGATTTTTCCGTCTGTCGCGACGCGCTCTACTTTGACACGGAGCGGCGCGTGTCCCGCATCCCCCTCTATGTTCACCTCGGCTTCGAAGATTGCGGCATTGGCAGTGGAGCGATCAGCTCCCTGCCTTTGGTTTACCCCTTGGACCGCCATGTCTCGATCTCTGCTGACATGCTATACGCCGAGGCAGCGGTTAACTCTTGTCACGCCATTGTCGTAGGATCAGAAATTTGGTCATTCGACAACTTCGGACTTACCGCTTCCGGGGTTCCCTCCACGTCGGCGCAGAACTCTCCGATCCGGTCCTTCACGTTGGCTATGGCCGGCGCGACCAGCCAAATGGCGGCCGGTGACGATGAGTTGCACACCGGTGATGTGGACGCCCGCATCTTGGAGGAGTTGGGGCAGCGCGTTAAGCGCGGCAGTGAGACTTCATCCGGCCCTGACGGGCCGGTGGAGTTCACTTCACACACTTTCACGAAGGTCGACGGCGTGTGGACCGCCAGCTTTGAGAATTTCCCAAAGATGGTGGCCCACATGGACCTTCGCCGTGTGCCCAACGCGCCTCCCAGCCAGGACATGTTGGCGGGTATGCGCTTTGCGCTCCGCCACACTCCACTCGCCGACGCTGCCTTTCAGACCATCTGTTCCGGCATGGGGTGGCGTCTTCCTGACGCCTCCGACATGCGCTGGGATTAGGTCCCGCGCGCGCGCGGGACTAGGTCCTACGCGGAGTTAAGACCCCTCCGCTAGGGCGGCCGGGGCACCAATTGCTAAGAAAGTAGTTGGGTTTCACTTAAGTACCCTCGTAAAGTTTCACTTGAGCCTTTCCGTCCCCC